ATTTGTTATACCTAATGCTTTAACTCTTAATGCGTCACCTGAAACTTCAACTGAACTATCATCAACTTCTACATCTATTGTATTACCATCTTTTGATAAAGCGGCACCTGCAGTAATTTGACCTGCACCAGAAAATTGAGAAACGTCTAAATCAGTTGTTCCAAATGTTGGAGCACCTGTATGTGTAAATGTATATCCATTGTTAGAACCAATAGTACCTTCTTCTACAAATACAAATGAACCACCAGTTAATTCAGCTGGTTGGTCTTCTGGAGTTGCTCTTGTTAATACAAAAGCAGTTGATCCATCACCTATAGTTGTAACTACATAAATTCCATTTTCACTTGCGTCTGTTTGGTCTTTAACTAAAATTCTATCTGCAACACTTGGTGTTACACTATCAATTGATAATGCACCATTAGAACTTGCTGTTAATGTTGCACCAACACCTAATGTTCCATTATTATAAGTTGCTGATAAATCAGCAATTGTCGCCAATCTACAAGAAGGTTTAGTATCTAAACCTTGAGCAACTTGGTCAACATAAGCTTTATTTGCAAGTGATTGAGTTTGAAATCCTGCTCTATCTTCATATCCACTAGGAACAATTATTGAACCTGTTCCGTGTGGTGAGATATTAATATTTTTATTTGCGGCTGTAGTTGTAAATGATTGACCGTCAATTGTAATGTCATCAATTACTAAAGAAGTTAATCCTGCTAAATCTGTTTCTGTTTGACCTAAAGTTAAAGTAGATGATCCTAATGTTGTAGTAGGATTTGCTAATTTATCATTTGCTATACCTGCACTACCAGATAAATTTGAATCTGTTAATGCTGTTGCATTTATAGTTACCGTATTATCAGTAACTACTGCTTCCATACCTGCGCCACCAGCAAATGTTAATGTTTCACTTGTATTATAAGTATCTGTTCCAGTATCACCTGCTAAATCTAAAGCTTGGTCAACAACTGCAAATCCTAAATTACCAGAACCATCAGTTTTTATAAACTCACCAGCAGAACCATCACCATCAGGTAATGTAAATGTAGTTGTAGAAGTTACACTATTTGGTGCTTTAAGTCCAATATGTCCTGCACCATTATTTGAGCCTTCATTAAATTTTATTGTTCCACCAATTGTAGTAGAACTACCTAAAATTAATTCATCTATTGCTTTATTTGAATCAGCAATTAATGCTCCATTTGATGTTAATACTCCAGGAACGTGATCCAACATATCGGCAAAATATTGTCCACCGATAACTGTTATATTATTTGCGTCACCTTGACCATCTACACCACCTTCACCAACGAATAATCTATCTCCTAGATTACCTTGGGTTCCAGTTCCATAAGTTAAAGCTAATTCACCTAATTTTAATGTTGCTGGTGCTGAAGTACTTGATGACCGTTTTATCTGTATTACTGTTGCCATATGCTATTTAAAAACTCCCGCAATTAAATAATAGTGTTCCAGTTGTAGTAACTACTTCCGTTCTAGTTACAAATTTACCATCACTTGACCTATATTGAATCATTGCGCCATCATCTAAATTTGTTGTATCAACATCGCCAAGGAGGGATAATCTTAATTCTGAATTTTGAACAGCTACAGTTGATGGTATGGTTACTGAAACTTTTTGTGGACCAGATTGTGTATCTACGTTAATTTTTGCTGTAATATCAGGCATTAATTCTCTCTCTTTATTTATATATTTATAACAAAAATGAGTTTGATTATAACGTTACTTGTGGTCGGACTGTAATTATTCCTTCAATAACTCTAGTAACAGCAGCACCAGATGTAATTTCAAGGTCATACACATATCTCTCAGCGTCTAAAGCAGCTGTTTCAGTTGCTGTTAAAGAGAGAGTAACTACTCCTGTGGTAGCGTCTGTCGCTATTGATGTATTCATATTTGTTCTTGTTCTAGTGGACGCAAAGCCTTTAGACAGCTTAGCAACAGCCGTATAACCTGTAAGATTATAAGCATTGCCTTGAGCGTCTTTTACAGTTACATCTGAACTGAAAGTTGCCCCTTGGTCTATAGTTAAATTAGCTATTGCGGCCATCTATTTTTTATCTGTAGTTTTATTTGTTTCTGGTACTTCTTTTTTAATCAACTCTATAATCTTATCGTTATAAAATTTAGTTAAAACATCTATTTTCTCAATTTCAATAGTATGTCTAGTCTTGCTTACCTGTATTTCTTGTCTTACTGCTAGATAATTTTGTAATTCAGGACTAAGCTTTTTTTCATCATACTGCTTTCCATCAATTGTTATAGCCATAGTTAATCTCCATTTCAGTTTTCTATAGTTATATTTATACGATATAAATAAAGGAGTATAAATAATTAAAGGAGATATTATGGCAGTAACAACAACTTTAACGCAAACAAGACCAAATACAGGTGTAGCTTTTCACAATGCTTCAGACGATTTTAAAGCAGTAAAGCAAGAAATGGTAGACGCTGGAACCCTAGTAGATAATGGTGGTGGTAATAACGAAACTGATTTAACAAGAATTTGGACTTTAACATTTACAAATGAAGACACTCATACAGCATTTGAAAATGACGCTAGAACACAATCTTATGTGGAGGCTAGAGAATCATACAACCTAGCTAATGGTATAACAGAAACAATTGACTAATATATTATTTTTATTATGCTTCCAAATGATATAAGCCAATATCAGGTTTTTAATAAACACACCTACTTACCTTATAAAGAACAATTAGATTTGTTATTAGATAAGTTTAGCAAATCAAATAACAAATTAAGTATTAATTATAGTCCTGAAAAAATAAAATTTGATAATTTAGATGATATTACTTTAATTGTATATAAAAGAAATATTATATCTTTTGCTTCAATATTAAATAAACCAATCTGGCCTAAAAATATTAGTAGAATATTTAATCGTATATTAAGAAATAAAGAATTTGATTGGGTCAATCCCACATTTGGTATCATATCAAAATTAACACACGACCACCAAATAAAATATTGTAAAAATATAGGTAAAGATTATGTCTTTCTATCTATTGAAGGTCAGAAAAGAAAATATTTACAAAGATGGACTGAACAAGCAAATGAATACAGTCCAGGGTGGTCTTTATGTGATGATAAAAAATGGGTATGTAAAGGAATTCCAGAAAGTTGTTTACAACATATCACGTATAAAAAAATATCAGATACTAACGAACCTTTTCCTCTATAAAAGGTAAAAATATTGTACTAGGATCAAACTCTCCCTTTTCTGCAAAATCATATAGTCTAGTATTATTGTGGTGATTATTATGTAATGCTTGTCCCCAAGTTAACCACGTGAGTATAGGTATATTCATTGACTTATCTTTTGTATCAAATGTTCTATAACCAAATTTACCTAAATGACAAACTGAATTAACAATTGCTTCTTGATGATATGATAAGGCTGCTGGTATCAACCAAAACCATAACATAAATTCTATATTAATTAAACTCAATACTATAAAAGTTATCCAAACAATATAAGTGTATTTACGATTTAACCATAAATGAAATTTATCTTTTCTTATATCAGGAATAACTCTAGTATTAATCTTACCTAATTTTCTATTGTGTAACCACCCAATATAAGAGTGAAAGAAACCATCTTTAGGACTATGTGGGTCTCCATCTTTGTCAGCGTGTGGGTGATGTTTACCTCTATGCGTTGCCGCCCACCACAAAGGACTACCTTGCACACATAAGCAAGATAAAAATAATAATGGTTTTTTCAACCATTTTTTTAATCTGATAGATTTATGACTTACAACTCTATGTAAAATAACAGCAGAACCTAATCCACAAAAAACTATCCAACCTAAAAACAAATACAACCAATTAGGTGATGTAAAAATAATACCTAATAAAGCTAATATCTGAACTGGCCAAAATACAAACCATAAATTGATTTCGCTTTTACTCATTAATATCCTCCATCGTTTTCTTTGATATGTTCTAAAAAAGGAGCAACTTCAAAATTTTGAGTTAATCTACCACGTCTGGCATTTGTTTCATCATTAAATCCTTTATCAACACCCTCCCAATTAGTAATATTTATTCTAAATTTTCCGTGTTTTACTGTCCAGGCATATTGATTATCTTCAAGTAATTTTGGATTCGGATTTATACCAAACTTATCTGATATCAATTGTTTTAATTCATCAAACTTATAATTCTCATCCTTTTCAACCATATAACGTCCTACTTGTCCAACGTTTCTAAATTCAAAAGATGTCCCTGCTCGCCAAGTATTATTATCTTTATACGCAATCATTTTATCTATAATATGTTCGTTCAAATTTTTAATAACAATACAACCAATAGACAACCGTAATTTTAAAGATAAACAATTTGCTAATGCATCCATTTTCTTCTTAGCGCATTTTAATTTATCTGTTATTATATATACTTTATCATCATCAAAACCAGTCATACTTAAATATACAGTTTTCAACCCAGCGTCTTTTAATTCTTTTAAATAATGATAATGGGTAATTCTTAATCCATTAGTTGCAATAGTTGTTCTATGACCAAGTGATGTAGCCTCTTTTATAATCTTTGCTAAATCTTTGTGTAATGTGGGTTCACCACCAATAAATCTAAATTCAGTTTTAACTTTAAATCTTTTTATAAAATCAATAACTTTATCTGTATTCAAATCTGGATAATGTCTAAAAGGTAAATAACAATTAGCACACTCCATATTACATCTATGTACTATATCACAATAGACTGATTTAAATTTACTATCTTCTGGTTTCATCTATCAATAGTCCATTGTAATACATATCTTTAATTAAATTATAATCATCATATTTCTCTTTAAAAGAAATACTTAATACCACTCTATCTCTATCTGATCCATTTATAACTCCGTGTATTGCTTTAGTATTCAAACAGAAAACTTTATCAGATACAAAAGTTTCAATTAATTTTGGATTATGATAATGTTTAGCACTGGTTTGTTTCTTCACACCTTCTACTTGTAAAACAACTTCCTCCTCTTCTTTACTTTCAAAAAAAGTTATCTTATCATTTTTATCTATTACAACTGGTATATTAATTGCAACTTTTCTTTTATCTGTATGTGGGGTTATTACACCTTTAGGATAAGTTTTAAAAAATTTAATATTGTCTATCAACTCTTTATAATTTTTAAGTTGATTAATATATTCTAATACATCTTCTTTAGAAACATATTGTGTATGTAAGTTTTCTTTTGGATCACCTGAACCATACATTGCCCAAACATTTTTATTATTTAAATAGGTTTGTTTTAATTTTTCAGAATCAAATTTAAATTCAGGTATTTCAAAAGCATTAATCATTTATTTTCTTAAATTTCCTACTAAATGAATTCTATCTTCCCAAGAAGCATTAACAGCAGTATGTTTTTTAGTCGTATCAATTTCATACCAATTACCATCAGCAGGATAATGCTTAACTTCTTTTTCTATAATAATCCAACAGTTTTCATTTGTAACCAAAGGTATATGAATTCTTTTTGTTAAATCCTGATGATATGAATAGCAAGTTTTATATTTTAAATTCATAATTCTTGTTCTGCATAAATTTAAATTATTAATAATAGAATTAGTGTAAGGCATATCAAACAAAAGATAAGTAAAATCAGTTTCTTTATATCCTTTTTTTATAATATCTACAACTTTACCAAGACCTAACAATGGGTCATTATTGCCTTTAACACCTTGAAGACATATTTGTCCCCACTTTAATTCTG